GTCTCCAGCTTGTATATTGAAACAAGACAATTTTTCATAAACTGCATCTATGAATTTTCCATCTATAGCATTCGCAAAAACTTGATTTTTTGATATTGTATCAATAAGTACATGTATTCCTAGTATACTATAACCAAAATCACTACTAACTATCATTGGTGCACCACAATCTCCATAAAGTGTAGGTTTATCACTGAAAGCTTTCCATAAGGCTACAGAACAGTCAATATTATTCTTTGGAAACTTTAGTTTAGTCTCTTTTTGTAATTGAATGTTTTTTAAAACATATTCTAACAATTCACCTTTTGGTGATTTAGATATATATTTACCATTGAAAACACCTGCACTTGTTTCTTTCATGAAATACTGAGTAATTCTTTTCTTTGGTGGTAATTCCCGCAATGATATAAAAGCCAAATCTTTCTCTGGAACCCTGTATATATCAGCTTCAGAGAGTATAACACATGTGTTACTATTTAAACCCAATTTACTTGAAGAAATTAGTGTACAATTTCTTGATACACTACAATCAGGTATACTGTGATTATTTGTTAGATACACATGACCTCCCAGACCTAACAATTTTCCAGTCACGGCTTTATCCTCTGATATACGTGTAGCTATGTAAACAACATTATTGCTTATTTTATTACAGAACTCTTCAAAGGTACCACTTTTGGAAGAAGCACTTTCTCTGGTGAAGTTTGCACTTGATAATTCAAAATTGTTATTATACCACACGTTTTCTCTACCATTCTTTTCATCTTCAGGTCTTTTTCCTATATTTTGTGACACATCACCTTGAATGTCTAGGGATGTTCCAGGATTGCTAATTTTGTATATTGTGAGGGTAGCAACTATTGCAGTCATTATTGTGGTTAAAACAACTTTATTTTGAAATGTATTTTGAACTTTATCACCCATACTAATCCAAAATTGGGCTGTACTCATTCGATTAACTTCACGCAACACAGCCTCTCTCTTCTCTACATAACTTACACAAAAATTTTTGATTTTACAATAAGTTTCAAAATATGTTCTTATCAACATATAATTTGACAAATATAAGAACATACACACAACAATACTCGTAAGAGATAAACTCATGACTATTTCACCAGATTGAGGTGATAATTTATTCTTGCATAAGGAATCTGGTAAAGTACAGCACATACACAAAGGTTCTTTTTCCATCAGATCAATACATTGTTTAACTTTCTTTTGATCCAAATTAAATTTTTCAATAGCGCTATGAAACCATTCTAATAAACCCTGTGTTTCAAGGTTATTATGTAACCTTTCTAATTTTGCATACACTCTGCCTTGACTAGCTGGTACTGGTACAACAAGATCTATGTCAAACAACCATAAATTAGGGTATGCTGAACATTCCACATTTTTAGTAGACAACATCCCTCTATCATCTAAATACTCTTTTTTCGGCTTTGGAGTAATTATAAAGGGGAATCTTCTTTGGGCTGCAGATGGACAAGAAAAGTATGAATAAGCATTTAAATGTTTAACATTAGTTGTGGCTATGACTAGCTTTCCCTTAAAAGGCGTATTACCTTTGTTTTCTAGTGAAGCTTGATCTGGACAAAATGCTTGATTATTCATGACTTGAATGATGTTATCTAGAGATTTAGAATCCTTCAAATCAGGGTGTTCATTAGCTACATCATCTAATATGAGAGTATGACATGATGTAACAAAACCGTCCCAATATTTAGCTGCTGGATTAACTGTATATCTAAATTCCGATTTTGTAGATAAATTTTCATGCTTGGCAAAATAAGTTGCTAACATAGCTGTGACAGTGGTTTTTCCTATACCTGAATCTCCATAGATCAATATTCCAAAAGGAGCTTTTCTATTTCTTCTAGCTGCTGAGCGAGTGTTCAAATCATCACGCATCATTAACATTTTATTGAGAGTTTCTTTAATGACAGTCTTTTCATTACTATTTAAACAATAGGAATATTTGTCAATACTCGTCAATTTTTCTATCGTG